GTACAATGGCCGCTGCAGGTGGTGCTGCCCTTGGCGGCGTAATTGGTAAAGGCATTGAAAAGGCTGCTGATTGGTACAAAGGTAAAAAAGAACAACAAGCACTTGCTCGACATAAGCAGCAAGGTGTAGCGGAAGGTGACAACATATCTACATTCGTGGAAGATCGTGAACTGGCTGAAATGCTGAAATATGCTGGCGTGCCTATCAAAGAAGGTGTGCTCAATGATGACACAAGAAACACCTGGGACCATTTGTTGGACCGTTTCCGTCATGAAGTTGAACAGTTCCGACAAGGCAGTGACCTAGATCGGGACTTGTATGATGCATTGTTTGATTATTACAACCAACATGGTGCTATGCCTTATGGTGTGGCCAAAAACAAACCAGGCTTTCCGGAAGCAGCGCAATGGGTCAGTAGTCGATTGGCTGATGATCTTGGTATAAAAGAGAATCTCATCGCACCACAAATCATGCCAGTAAGCGAAGGTTCATGCAACATGACCACGGAAGGTGAATACTGCCCAGAACATGGTTTGATGGAATGTGGCAGCATGGAAGAAGATGGTGGCGCAGTGGGCATGCCCTACAGCATGGGCGAAGCACAAGCACCCCAAGATCCAATCAACTCAAACAGTGCAATGACCGGAAGCTACTACGAAGGCAAAGAAACTGATATCCAAGAAGGCGATGCACTTCTGGCAAGAATAAAATCATTGGCTTTGCTCAGATGATATAAATACACTTGACACGTAGACAAAAAGCGCATATACTACTACAGTGTTTGCGCTTTTTCGTTTGTGTATCACAGGCAACAGAGATCTAAACATTTAGATAGGCAACATAACATAGGCAACTTATCAAGGAGAAAAAACTATGGCATCATTAGCAGAAATCAGAGCAAGACTACAGGCAGCAGAGGGCAACAAAGGTGGGCAATCCACCGGTGGAGACAATTCAATTTATCCACATTGGAACATGGAAGAAGGACAAAGTGCAACACTGCGATTCCTTCCCGATGCAAATACAAAAAACACATTTTTCTGGCAAGAACGAGCAATGATTCGTTTACCATTCGCTGGCATCAAAGGCGAAGGGGATTCCAAACAAGTGTACGTGCAAGTACCTTGTGTGGAAATGTGGGGCGAAGCATGTCCTATCTTGGCAGAAGTACGCACCTGGTTCAAGGACAAGAGCCTTGAAGAAATGGGTCGCAAGTACTGGAAGAAACGTTCATACATCTTTCAAGGCTTTGTGCGTGAGAACCCCTTGAGCGAAGACAAGACTCCAGAGAATCCAATCCGACGTTTCATCATCGGTCCACAAATCTTTGCCACCATCAAAGGTGCGCTGATGGATCCTGAATTGGAAGAAATGCCCACAGACACCCTGCGTGGCTTGGACTTCCGAGTCAGTAAAACTGCCAAAGGTGGGTTTGCTGACTACAGTACTTCAAAGTGGGCACGTAAAGAGTCTGCACTCACCGAAGCAGAACAAGCGGCAATTGCCACACATGGCTTGTTTGACTTGAACACATTCCTGCCCAAGAAACCCGGCGACGTGGAGTTGAAGGTGATCAAAGAGATGTTTGAGGCATCAGTGGATGGACAACCTTACGACACAGAACGTTGGGGTCAATACTTCCGTCCTGCAGGTGTACAAGCACCCGGCGGTTCAGGCGCCAGTCATGTTGACGAAGACGCACCAGCAGCCAAGCCTGCACTCAAAGTGGCAGCACCTGCACCTGCAAGCGACTTTGACGAAGACGACACACCTACAGCAGCCGCACCAGTTGCCAAGCCTGCAGCCTCAGGACAAAATGCCCAGGACATCCTGGCCATGATCCGTAGCCGTCAAAAGCAGTAATCAACACAGGAGGGGTAAATCCCTTCCTATCCTTATTAAGAGACTATTGTTTTGATAATATTATCAAGTAATCAATCATCTAAAAAATTAGTTGCAGTATCATTTGATACTGCAACTTATCATGACTTACAATATTTTGTAAATGAACATGACGGATATACGCTGACACGCATGGATCCTGAAGAGTTTTTAACAACTATCCGATCAGATGATGTTTCTTATATAAATTTGGTTATTAGAAATTTTGAATTAAGAAAACAAATTACTCAATATCTAGATGACAATGATTTTGATCGATTTTCGTTTATCCACAATCAATGCTATGCACCTTCTGCAAATATTGCATTAGGATGTATGATTTATCCAATGGTGTCGATATATCCAAGTGCAGTTTTAAAAAGAGATGTAATTGTGCATTCACTTACGGTGGTTGCGCATCAATGTCAAGTTGGTGCTGGTACTTTTATAAGCGGCGGCACAACCATTGGAGGCAATACCTCGATTGGGGAATTTACACAAATAGGTATTGATGCAACACTATACGATAAAATTGCTATACCAGCCGATACTATTATTGGCGCTAGTACCGTAGTTAGGAAAAATATTCTGACCTCGGGCACTTATAGTAGCCAATTAAAAAAGACTCTAACTAAGATTAAATGATCCTGTACCAACAAATTAATTTAAAAATACCTGTAGATCTTGAATTACAGCTAGGTCAACTTGACTGGGAAAAATTACCAGTAGCAAGTGTGTCTAAAAAAACAGATTGGATTCAAATGGCATATAAGAAAAAAATACTATTTGAACTGTTTAGGTATTATGGGTGGCGCTGTCAACTCATTGGAACTTTGTTGAGTTCTAAGATCCCGATTGAGTTAGAGAACCAAGTTCGCGCCGAGATCAGTCAACAGTTAAATGATCAACTTGCAATTGATTCTATTATTCGATTGCAAGTTATTTACGGCGGCGAAATGATTCCAATACACACAGATATATCAAGAAAATCGAGTATCGTGTATCCAATTTTGCATCCATTTTTTAGTGCTACTGCATTTTACAAATCCAACAGTGTAATTGAACGCGGCATGATACCTCCATCATTATGTACACCAGTAGACAGCGTGTCAATAGATAATTATCCAGTAATACTGGATGTTAGTGCCCCGCATGCAATTGTGTATGGTAAAAATACATATACAAAGAAAACACCTAGGGTTTCTCTTTCAATAAAATTTAAAAAGATTGATTTTCAAACAATTAGGAGACTAGTATAGTGCGAATCTTCATCCCACCTTATGATGATATTGACAACGTGATTGAGCATGCCAACAATGGCAACAACATATTGCTCTGGGATCACTTGGGTGGATTTGATAGTAATATTGAAAATAAATTATTAACAATTTTAAATGAAAAATTGTCGTATCACTGTGAAATATGGCATATACAAATACTTGACAATCTTGTTAAATTTAAATACAAAAATCTCAACATAAGATTTAAGTTCCAGACACAATATCGTAATCTCTGGAAACCATTTGAGTCATATAATCAGCATCCTGACCTCAAATACAAAAATTTTATTTGTAGTTTTAACGGAAGTCCGCATGTAAGCCGCAAACTCCTAACAGCAATATTACAACGTTTTGGGTACTATAATACTGAATACTGTAGCAAAAACTTTGTGTTTTCCAAGGACAAACTTGATGGTCATATTGTTGATTACATATCTGATCAAGACAATTTTTATCGCAAGTTCTTTATAGCCAACAACAGTGATGTGTTTTTTAACACAATTAACAGTTTTGGACGGGTGGGATACAACCACAGATACAACATTGACAATCTTGAAAATAAATTAACTGAAAGTTTTTTACATATAGTGAGTGAAACAATGGCCACAAGTTATTATCCGTTTGTGACAGAAAAGTTTTTGTACAGCATTGTAACCCGTGGTCTGTTTTTAGCCTATGCCCAACCAGGATGGCATGACCATGTTGAAAAATATTACGGATTTAAAAGATATACTAAATTGTTTGATTATAGATTTGATGCAATACAAAATCCAGTTGAGAGATTAATAGAATTGATGTCAATGATATCAAAATTTAGTATGTTATCAATTACTGACTGGACAGACTTGTATTTGTTAGAGCAAGAAACCATTGAGTACAATTATAATCACTTCTTCAGTGGTGATTATCTAAAATTATTAAAGCTATATGAATAACAACTTTAATTGTCTAACTATAATTTGGACCAATAATTAAATTTTGAGAATCATACATGAATTATATGTAGACAATGTTGATACAGTGTAGTAAAATAACATAAACTTATACAAGGAAATAACATGGGAAAACCATTTGACGTAAGCAAGTTCCGCAAGGAAATTACAAAAAGTATTGACGGTCTAAGCATTGGCTTCAATG